CTCCTGGTAGTTCTCAGCAATAGACGCTAACCATGGGAATGTTTGGGCCATCCCTGGATTAAGCGGGTATGAGTTGAGGTTAAACGCAGTGGTTCCTTGTATGTCACCTAAATATTCGCGGTGACACACAATATTCGTGGCCGATGTGCTGGAGAATTTCGGGATCTGCTTGCCATTGGCCAACACATTATATGTTGGTGCCTGGCCAGTTAAGGTGTAGTCACCAGATCCAAATATGGATCCGATGCCATGCCCTAGCAGTTTGCCGATGTTCGAGCCCATGGCGGCGTTGCCGAACATTGAGCCAAGGGAGCGCCCAACGATACCACCAGTGGTGGCAAAGGGACGAGCCTTAGCTTTAAGGTTCTTAATTTGCTCAGTAAGTTGTTTAACTTTAGCGCTAGAGCTCGCGCCAGAGTTACGTTTGGTTTTGGTTTTGTTTGTCATAGTATTGGATACCGTATGACACCGGGACTGTACATCCAACACACCTACCCGCCGTGCAGTCTCTTGGCATTCTGGTTAGCACTAAAGTAATAGTTTTGGGGAATTAAGTGTTGAACCCAATGCGTTAGACGCTAAGAAGTTGGTTGAATCGCATAAGATTAATATCAATACCGTATTGGTCACTCACATTCGTGAGATCCCAAGTGAGGCTTCGGTAGTATTCTTCATGGATCAACTGTTCTTCAGGATCGATACCAAATGCTTCAAAAAAAAGAGAGCCTTGACTCGATAGTTGGTGGCATATAATGCCTATCCATTCCACGAGTCATCCTGAAAAAACCACTCTCTAGTGTAGGATCAGAGAGAGCTTTAGCACCATTGCTATGGTCGATATAAGTTTGGTAATAATCTTGCCAGATGGGTATTCCACCTGTTAAGGTCATTCCTCCTTTACCGACCGCTGCCAACCACTTCTGTGCCACCGAAAGAGAATCCAGTGGCTTGATGGACATACCATCTTTGGCTATAGCGACCCGTGGGTCACGAACCATAAGATAGTTCGATCCATCAAATACAGGTTGAGATTGACAGAAAACAATGTGCTCGATTTTATATACAGGAGCTTCTATCTCTAGCGTAAAGCCGATCTGCTTAAAATATTTATCCAGCGTATTAGATATGATTTCTAAATTGCAAGCTTCGGTAATGATTACGCAGTCATCACCATCATTGATCAGTGACGCCTGCACTCCTATCTCTTTGAAATAAGAATACATGGCGGCGCACATGATTAAGACATTACCTAAGCTTGTGTTGCTATCCCCGGATCCGCGTCCATGGATCGTTTTGTACTTGATAACACCATCTTTGAGTCGACAAAATGCTTTATTTACACGTTGCAATTTCATCAATCTTCTGAAGTGTTTATCCCTTGGATAGTATCGCTGATAAAAGTTGTGTTCCCATTTTAACGCTGAGTTACTGACATGTTGGTCAAACCGTTTTGCGTCGACACCAATGGCAACAGGTTTGCGGTAAAGGGACCAGGTAGCGGCCAGCCGCTGCCCACGATTACTCGGATTGAGACCCTTATACACAGTTGTGTCGTTGAAAAGTGTATTGATTGTGGTATATATTTGTTTCTCTATAGGTTTAATGTACCTACCGGTCTCTATTAAGTACCGCGGATGACGTGGCTGTATCACACGCTGCACCGCATCTGGCTTTGCAGTAAAATTTGTCTTCTCCACCTTGCCAAAAGCTGAGATTATTGAGAGTTTATCGCTAAACCCGTATAACTCGTTTTCGGCGGCCGCTTTGAGATAAATCGTCTTCTTACGAGCCTCATATGTATTAGCGAAATCAATCGGTAACATGGGGTTGGTATAGTTGATATATCTCTGGGCGGCGTCGGTGAAGTGACGCATTGAATGGTTGAAGTCAGACTCGGAGGGGCGAAAGGGTTGTACAAATTGGCCTTCTAACTTAACATAGAAGATCCGTTCCTTTACTGCCCGTACCATATTTTGGAGAGAAGAAGTGTGTACCCCGTAATTAACTCCCCCGGAGACGCCGGTGAAGATGTACGAATTACGAAGTTTGGGGGTATCCCTTAACTGCACTACCACCAGGTTGGGATGGTCGGGGGCTCTAGAAGCCGGGCCGACAATTCCTGGTAGCTTCGCTAAGCCCCATCAATCAGCCTCAAAAGCGCGCGGACGCACTTTTGGGCCAAACCAATTTAGTAGCCATGGGTGTTCACGGTCGTATTTATCAGTGGCATTTCTTTCGAATTGCCGTTGATAAGCGACCGATGCGAACGCTTCA